GAAAAGTCCTACAACCGCAGGTCAGCGGTGTGATGCGTTCAGCAACGTCGCGAACGTGGCGGCGGCAGCTTCGTCGGCTTTGGCGAGGACATGCCCGTAAATGTCCGTGGTCGTTGACACCCGTGAGTGTCCCAACCGATCAGCGACTGTGCGTGTCGACACACCGGCCTCCAGCAGCATCGTGGCGTGAGCATGACGGAGATCGTGGAGTCGTGCGCCGGGGCAACCTGCGGCCTTCGCCAGACGGTTGAGCCGGTGCGTTGCGGTGTTCAACAGCACCGGCCGACCGGACTCGGGATCGTCGGATACGACGTGCCACTCGTCGCCGACATGCACACCCAATGTCAGCGAACGCTCGGCGCACATGCGACGCCATTGGCGCAGTAGGGCGAGCGTGTCGGCGTCGATGGCGACCAGGCGTACCGACTGTCGGTTCTTGGTCGCACCCCGGCCCTTCTTGCCCATGGAGCCGGTGATGCTGATCGCACCACGCTCGAGGTCGATGTCGCACCAGCGCAGGGCAAGCACTTCGCCGCGACGTGCGCCGGTCGCCATCGCGAGGCGCAGCCACACCGACTGGCTGTCGCTCTTGGCGGCGGCAAGGTCGAACATTCTCAGCAGGTCGGCCGGTGTCGGCACGACGTACTCGGTGGGCTCCAGCGTTGGGCGTCTCACGTTGGCGCATGGGTTGCGGTCGATCCAGCCCCATTCGACACCGTGGCGGAACATGCTTGACAGTGCCGTGTACGCCTTCGCGACGCCCTGGGGCTGCACGCCTGCGTCGGTGAGATGGCGGTAGCAGTCGGCGATCATCGGCGGGGTGACAGCGTCGGCGCGCATCTTCCACAGTCCAGCCGGCACATGGCGCAGCGAGAAGTCGTATCGCTCCATCGTCGACTCGGACACGTTCGCCACCCGGGCCCACTCGGTGCGGAGCTGGCCGACGGTTGCCACCGATGTCGAAGTCGGCACCGCCGACACGCACTCCCCTAGTCGGCGCTGGGCCTGCTTGCTGGTGCCGGTGAACGTCTCGGACTTCATTCGGTGCTTGCCGGTCATCGGGTCGACGCCGACACGCCACCGCAACTTGTACACACCCGGCCGAAGTTCGCTGATTGAGCCTGAACCGTACGCACGCTTGTTCCCCATGTGGAGATTGTGCATTTTTGTGTCCTGGGCCGCAAGCCCTGTGACGCTGGGACCGCATCACCGCAGGTCAAAGGGTGGGCGCAGAGGGACTCGAACCCCCGACCACTGCCATGTAAAGCCGTCCGAATGTGCCATATGCAGGGCTTTCACATATCCTGACCTGCGTCTTTATCAGGGCTTTCGCGTCGGGCCTGAAGAAATTGTGTCCTGAATTGTGTCCTGAAAACGCGAAGAAGCCTTCTCGCCCTCGGGGCGAGAAGGCTTGTGGGTAGCGCTCGAGCTACAGCTTGCGGATCGACTTGATCGCCGACAGCGGGATTGAGAACACGCCGGTCCACAGCCCGTCGGCCTTGCTGTGGGCGACGACGACGTGTGTCTTGGTCTTGCGGATCAGGTGCCCGACGGTGACGACACGTACCGACGTGTCGCCCAGGTCGTCGACCCACTCCCCTGCCGAGATGTGCGCCGCGTCCGTCCAGACGACACGCACGACGCTCATTGCAGCGGCGGGTAGTCGAGAGCGTTGGCGGTCGCCGAAGCCGACAGGCACACCCAGCCGCAGTAGTGGCACTCGCAGTGCATCGGCTCGTCGTCGTCCTCGTCCTCGATGGCGCAGAACTGCACGCTGATCGCAGGGCCGTCGGGCATCGTGAGTCCGCAGTCGGGGCCGTCGCACACGTACGTGCGGCTCACTTGTCACCACCGCGCAGACGCTTGATCCACACCTGCAGTTCGGCGGCTTCTTCCTCGGAGCGTGGGCGGGCGACACGCAGGATCAGATCGGCCAGGTGCTGGCTCTCGCCGTCCTTCAACTTGACCGTCATGCTCGGTACTCCTTGCCTTGCCACATGCACCAGCCGTCGTGGATGGCGACGTTCTCGTACGTGAATCGGCCGTCGCCTTCTTCGTAGCGGACGATGCCGATCCCCTGCTGCCAGTCCTCGACGCGAGTCAACGGCCGACCGTCGAGGTCGATGCCGCCTTTGGTGGACGGCACCGCGCCGTCGATGCGGGCAAGGCAGCCAGGTGACGCCGCCATGATCTCTTTCGCACCGTCACGGTCCTCGCGGGTGCGTGCCCCGTACTCGCGACGGTGGATGTGCCCGTAGATGACGCTCACCTTCTCGTTGCCGAGATACTTGTGAGCAGTGCTGCCACCTGATGCGACCTTGTCGCCGTGGATGACACGCAGTCGGTCGTTGATCCAGTACGACGACGCCGGGTAGCCGGGCAGGAACTCGACGCCGTGCTCGTCGAAGTGGCACAGGTACGGCAAGGACAGCACCGGCCACGAATCGGGGGCGTTGCCCTTGCGGAGCCCGTAGGCGACGACGGCGTTGTCGAGGATGTAGTTCGGGAGGCGTTCCTCGTGGTTGCCTGCGAGCCAGACGATGCGTGCCCTCGGGGCTGCCTGGCGGAGCTGGGCGGCCAGCAGTGCGAGCCGGTCGATGGCGGCTTGCAGGGTGCGCTGATAGGCGGGGCTGGTGCGGTACTTGCCCAGCTCCGCACCGTCAAGGTTGTCACCGACGAGCACGACGAGGTCGGGGTCGGCCTTGCGGGTGATCGACAGGGCGATGCTGATCGCTGCCTCGTCGTGGATCGGCTCGAGGTCGTTGGCGACGGTGCGGAAGTAGCCGACCTGCATGTCGGGCAAGATCACGGCCGTGTTCCAACCGTTAGCCGGCTTCGGGGTCGTCTTCGCTGTTGGCAGCTTGTACGTCGGCCCCTGTGTGATCACCGGCCATTGCGGCCCGGTTTCCCATGACGGGGACAGCGACACGCCGACCAGGTCGACGACTTGGGCTTCACCGTCGGCGTCTTTGTGGAAGCCTTGCCACAGGTTCACCTTCTGCACCCGGCCGATGTCGTCCACGTCGATGCCGTTGCGTTCCAACAGGTCGGCGATCTTGCCGAGGGTCTGCGCTGTCGGCGGTGGTGTCGCCTGTCGTGCTTCGTCGGCGAGGCTCACCAGCGCACCCCAGCGGCGCGACAGTTCACGCACTCGTTCGCCCGATGCCGGTCGACGGTGCCACGTGAAATGTCAATCCCAGTGTCGCGAAAGATCGTCGCCGCAAGGCCGGCGCTGATCGTGCGGTCGGCGATCACTTCGGCGATCTCGGCACCTCGAGGGTGACGGGCCTGCTCCTTGCGGACGCTGCAGGACGGGCCTGGCAGCATCGTCGTGGCTGTCGACCTGGCAAGGTCGGCAAGCGTGGGGGCATCAAGGGACATCCGTACACCTTTCAGGTGGGGCGGTGTTGCTCTTGCTGGGTCAGGTGGGCGGGGTGAAGGCGGCGGGCGAGATCGAGTTCGGCTGCTGCGACGCAGCGAGCGACATGAGCAGCGACACCAGCGAACCGATGGCGGCAGCGGTCAGCGCCGACTGCCACGGGATCGACGCCGGGGTGGCGACACCAGCGGTCAGGGCGGCGGCGAGCGATGAAGCGAACGCACGCACGCACCGTTCGGCGGCATCAAGCCAGAAACGCTTGGTGAACATCAGTGCTCCTTCGGTGTGGTGATGAACTCTTCGAGGGCAGTCATGCGACGCTCCAGCCGGTCGATGGCGTCGCGCATCGACGAGCCGCCGTTGGGCTTCAACTCTTTGAGCGTGTCCTGCACTTGGTGGCCGAAGCGCATCACCGGGCGGACGACGCCACGCCAGATCACACCGGCCGAGATGACGATCGCGGCGGCGGCTTGAAGCTCGTCAGCGTGTTCCGACCATGCGATCGCCAAACCGATCACGGCTTCACCCCGGCGAAGAACGCCTCCACCTCGAGCACACGTTTCGGGGTGCGGTCACCGGCCACATAGCGGATGTGCCACGGCTCGAAGCCGGCGGGGGCGACCTGTCCAGGTTCCCAGTTGCCGGGCACCTTGGCACCCTCCCAGCTCCAACCGAAGCTGACAGCGTTGCGGGACAGCCAGCGCCACACCGTCAGGTTCGACGTGATGCCGAGCACCTTGCCAGGGGCGTGGATGGCGGTGTCGACGGCGAGGGCCCAACCGTGGTTGCTGGTGCCCGGTGTCGCACAGGGGGCGAAGCCACGCTTGAGCCAGTACCGCTTGTTGTTCCAGAACCGGGTGGTGGTGGTGCAGGTGATCGGGTTGTACACCGGCGACATGCGCTGGTTGAACAGTTGCACCTGGGCGTCATAGCTGCGATAGGTGCCGGTCGTCGACAACTTCACGCCGGTCTCGGCGAAGCACACGACCGCCATTGCGTTCCACGCCCGTGCGGCCTGCGGGTGCAGCGACAGGTGCCCCACGCCAGGGAAGTAGACCGGCGTCAACAGCGTGAACGGCAGTCGGCCGTTCTGGACGCCAACCAGGTCGGTCGGTCGGGTCACAGGGATGTACTCGATCATCGGGGGAACCTTTCGGAGGTCAGGTGACAGCGAAACCGAAATACGAGCGGAGCGCAGCGACTGAGTTGCCACTCGTCCAGGTCGCGCCGTTCGGGTCTTTGTAGACCTCGACGACACCAGTGGTCATCACTCGCCCGAGACAGCCTTGAGTGCCGTTTGAGACCATGATCGGCTGGATCACACTCGGCGTGATGAAGCTCGGCACCGTGAAAGCGACAAACGAACCGGAGGTCGTGACGGTGCCAGCGGAGAACGCCGCCTGGATCTCACACTTCTTGCCACGTAGGCGATACGAGAACGCTCCGGCACCACCAGTGATGTTGGTGTACGTCGGCGTGTACGACACCCAGTCGGGGTCGGTGATGCGCGACAGGATGTCGGCGTTCTTGCCGAGGAACGCCGGCCCGAGCAGCGTCGGGTCTTGCTCGGGGTCGTTACGGCCGGAGCCGACCACCCATGAAGTCTCCTGGCCGTCCTCGTAGGCGACGTAGTCGGTGATGTCGGTGTACGTTGCGGTGGCACCGCTACGACGGATATAGACGCCCATGCCACGCTGCACCGGCCAGGTGTACTCCTTGCACCGCAGCTTCACCGGGGAGATCACTTCGCCACGCCAACGCAACTGGCGGGTGGTGTCGTAGAGCCCTGCCTCCTGGTCGAAGACGTTGACGTAATCGCCAGGCTTCACAACTGTCGGCACGGCGTACGTGTCCGACGTGAGTGTCAGGTGTTGGCGTTTCTCGGGGTACTGGGCGAGGACGTTGGTGGCAAGGTTCGCAATGCTCGTCGAGGGCGTGTCGGGGGCGTCGACCATCCGCTTGAATACCACTGTGTTGTTGAACAAGTCCTTCTTGGTGACCGAAGCGGCCGAAGCGGTGCCGACGGTGAACTCGGCACCGTCGCCTTTCTGGCCGACGATGATCGCCTTCGTGGTGTAGCCGTCGGCGTCCTGGGCGATGTTGATCTCGTTTGCGTCGATGCCGTTGTATGCCCTGGCACCGTCGCGACCACCGGAGTTCTTCACGATCACGCTGGTTGGGGTCGTGACGAACAGCGTTGACGCGATGGCAGCGTCAAACGTGCCCTTCGGGTTGATGCGCCACTCGGCACCCATGCACCGGCAGGCGAAGTGGATCGCCTCACGTGGGGTGATGTAGCGGAACACGTAGTACAGGTTCGTGGTACCGGCGTTCGTGATCGTGCCCGACGTGATCGACGACGGCAGCAGGCTGGCGATGACCGTTGAGAGCGTGTCGTTCGTAAACGTCTTCGCCGTCTCATAGATCGAACCACGACCGTCTTCGGTGCCCAGCCAGTAGGCGAGCCCTTGCCCGACGAAGCTCTTCTTCGTCGGCTTGCCGGTGATGACGCCCGTGTAGATCGCTGCGTTCAGGATTGACGCATCAGCGAACTGTTTCGGGTCGGCCAACCGGGTCGGGGTGATGACGATGTGGTCGAGCTGGTCGACGGCGTTCCACACCCTGTACGGCGCATTTGATACCAGGCGCACATCGAAGCGGCCCGGTCGCATCAGTTGCTCGGTGATCACCGGGTGACCACCCGAGTGCGCTCCGACCGTGGCGCAAGGAACAGGTCTCGAGCGGAGTCCTGCGCGAACGCCAGGCCGAAGATGTCAGCGTTCGGCGAGATGCCGAACGCTGCACTAGACGCAGCAGTGGTCAGACGCAGGCCGCCGTTCACCGTGTCGGCAGTGACCGTCGACGGGCAGCTGATCTGGTGATACCGGCTAGAGATTGATGCCGTCGAACGGATCGAACCCGTCGACGACGTTGATGCGACCGCTGTGGAGAACTGCACACCCCAGTTCTTTGTCGTTGCACCGTCGGGCTGGTAGATGTTCACCTCAACGTGGAAGTCACCGCGACGCACCGCAACGTCGACCACTGCACCGGCTTCGGTCTGCTGCCGCAACCGCACCACGACCATCTCGGGGCTGTTCTTGATGACCTTCACCGACGACGAATCCGCCGAGGTGCCGGTGATGTTCTCAAACGTGGACGCAGCAGAGATCACGCCATACTCACGACCGGCCCAACCATCGGCAGACCGCCACGCTTCGACAGTGAAACGACCGTTGCCGCTGACGCTCGTCGGATACAAGCGCACAGCACCGTTGGAGATACGCCAGTTGACGCCGGTGCCGAGTGGGATCTGTTGGCCGACCACCGAATACCACGTCGAGCCGTACTGCACCTCGAGGCGCGCCGAGTTCAGGTAGTAGTCGGCGGCACGGGATGAGATGTAGTAACTCGTCGGGCCCGTCGGCGCAGTGGCCGTGTGCCATTTCTGCGCACCATCGGCAAGAGTCAGGCTCCAGATACCCGAGTACGCCACATCGGCTTCGGTGCTGGTGCCGGCATACCACGACAGGTCGAAGCCTGCCGGGGCGGTGACACCGTGACTGTTCGTGCGAACCACCGACTGAACGATGGACTCAAACTGCGGCCGGGAGAAACCGCCGCCGATGCGCTCCATCGTGATCGTGAACCGGGACACACCCGACGTGATATACACCGACTCGGGATCGACCTGCACGCTGCGGATCTTGTAGAACCCGTCGTACGTCGAGTCCAGCGACCAGGTGAACGGGAACGTGTCCTCGTCCCAGTTCTCGACCAGGCCCAACAGTTGTTGGTTCAGTGCCGTCGACTGCGTCAGGCTCGTCGCACCGTTGTCGGACCGGAAGCTGACCACGTTGCCCTGCTGGGAGAACGAACCGGGATACGGGTCACGGGCGATGCTGCAACGACCGATGGTCATGCTCATGTGCGTCCCACCTTCAACTGGTCGGCTCGGATGGCGATCTCTTGCACGGTGCGGTCGTTCAACTGCAGTTGAATGACCATCGGGCGGCCGGCACCCAGCGAACGGTTGCCGGTGCCAGGCACGTCATCAAGGCTTCCGACAGGCGGCTTCGTTGCTGGTGCCGGTGGCGTAGGAGTGCCACGGCCTTCCATTGCGTTACGGATACCCGAGTCCACCACCATGCCGCCTACCGTCACCATCAGCTTGTGATTGTCAAACCACTGCTGCAGTGTGTCGAACACCTTCTCTGGTGCCGACGGGTCAAGGTTCGTCACGATGTCCGTAACGGCCTCGGGAGGAATGTTGCCGATGGCTTCGGCGTAGCTGGCGACAGCGCCTTCGGAGTCCAGCGCCGTTGACTGCACGGCCAGCATGTAGTCCTCGGCAGAAATCTTGCCTTTCTCAAACTTCTCTTTCAGTTCCCCCAGCTTGTCGGCGTTGGCCTTCAGGCTGATCTTCAGGTCGACGAGCGACTTGCGGCCGCTGATCTCGTCCTGTAGATCCTTCAGCTTTTGCCGGGCCTCGTTGAAGCGGTCACGTGCAACAGCGGCCGCTTCGGCTGCGTCGCGTGTCTTTTGCTCGAGCAGGTACGTCTTCTCAGCAGTTTCCTTGGCACTGTCGCCCATGCCGTCGATGGTCGGCCAAAGTTCACCGGCCGAGACAGCAACGTCGTCATATTTGCCGCTGAGGGCATCCAATGACAGTTTCCACATGTCGAAGTAACCAAGGCCACCGGTTATGAACTCAGAAATGTCGTCAAAGAAGCCTGGGCCGGTAACAGCATCGGAGATCCCTTTCAGGATCTCCAGCGCAGGGCCACCCTCCTCGGTCACGTACTTGAGCGCTTCCGCTGTGAGAACCAACGCAGGGGCCAGCTCGGAACCGATGGTCGCAGCAAGGTCTTCGCCAACGTCTTGAAGATCGTTCATGGCATCGCGAAATGCCTTCGCTTTCGCGACCTGTTCCGGCGAAAGCACCTTCGCCTTACTTACGCCATCAAGCGACTTCTGCAGCTCGTCAGCTCCTATGCCGACCAGCTCGGCGAGGTCGGTCCACGACTTACCGAGCAGCTTCGTGCCTTCTCTCGCGCGCTGCGCCGGGTCTTTGATGCCGTTCAGGTGAGCGATGACGTTCATGAAGGTGGCGTTGACATCAGTCGCGCCGTTGTCGGTGTAGGCAATGGCGACACCGAGATCCTTGAACGCCTTCGGGTCAATGCCCTTGTTCAGCTTGTTCAACGCACCCTGCAGCGACTCGGTACTCACGCCCAGGTCGTTGGACACCTCAATGAGTCGAGATGCTTCCTCGGTAGTCACGCCAGTAGCATCGGAGAACTTGCCGACCTCAACGCCAAGCTGAGAGAACGAATCGACGGCAGCGAACGCCGCACCGGCTGCTGCGGTCACGCCGGTAGCAAGCATGGCTGGGTTAGCTGCGGCACTCTTGAACACATCGCCAAGCGACCCAACGCCGGCCTTCATCTTGCCGGTGAAGCCCTCAGCTTCCTGCACCGACGTTCTGAAGTCCTTCAGACCCTTCGTGGCCTTGTCGGCGGTCACGTCGATGATGACGGCAATGCGCTCAGTGAAGCTAGCCACCGTTACCCCTTCCCGAGGATCTTCGACAGGTCTTTGTGGAACTGCTTGGCGATGCGGGCCGGCACCCGGTCCTGCATCAGTCCGACAGCGTCAGACCAGGTGCCCTTGCCTCGGGTCGCGCCGCCGTTGCGCTTTACGGCCCTGAACCGTTCGGTCACCAAGCCGGTCTTCTTGGACTTGTAGGTGCCCTTGCGACGCTTATCCCCTGCCGAGTACGCCTGGCGACCTTGCTCAAGGACACGCATTGGGCCGTAGCCCTTGCGTTGCGGCGTAATCTCAAACTTGGTGTCGCTCTTGATGTCGTAGCGGCCGGTGATGTCGAAGGGCTTACCCCTGCGCCACCCTGACATGGACGTGTCGCCCAGGTCGCCCCTGACGGCTTCGGCCACGTCTGGCTTCGTTTGCAGGGCGACCTTGTTCAGGCGTGCTTCGGCGGCGCTGCCGTTGAGCTCGTCGGTGACGCGTTCGATCTTCTTGGCGAACGCCCCGAAGCCCTGCGTGGTCATCAGGTCAGAACGTGCCGTTGGTGACTGCGCCGGTCACCTGCAACGACAGGCTGTACTCCACGCGACCGCCAACGGTCGTCGAGGTGGAGTACTGCTGCACGTACACCGAACCGGCCGAGCGGGCCTGGGCGGCGACCGAGCCACCGGGACCGAACACGTAGCCGAGCAGCGAACCGGCCGAACGTGCGCCGGTGACCAGGCTGTGGATCACCACGTCGTACGGGCCCGACACGCTGATGGTGTCGCCGTCGTTGAGTCCGGGGATGAACGCCTTGCTGGCCGAGCCGAAGGTGCTCACCTCGAGCTGGTCGGTCGACTGGGGCAGCGACAGGTTGTCGGCGTAGGGCGACACGTTCGTCAACGTGGCGGTGCCGAGGTAGAAAGCGGACGTTGTTCCGGCCTTGAATGCCATCGTGGTCTCCTAAAGGGTGTGAGGGGTGGAGAGTGGTCCTGGCAGGGACGTGGGGATCAACGGCGTGCGAAGGACACGAACCGGGTGCACGACCCGGTGCCGGTCACGTCGTCACGGATACGCAGGTAACGGTTGACGGTGGTGCCGGCGGCAACGACCAGGCGTTCCGATGTGGTGCCGGTGGCAAGCGTGAACGTGGCGAGCGTCGACCACGCCGAGTTGTCGGTCGAATGCTCGACGATGACGCTGTTCGAAGTGAGGCCCGAGAAGGCGGTGACGTGGAGGTGGCCGACGCCGCCGTTGGTGGTGGCTGCACCGTTGTCGACGCTGGTGCCGTTCGTGTCGACCGTGATCGCCGTTTCCGGGTCCAGCACCACACCGGCGTCGACCGAGCCGTCGGCCTGGATGGTGACCGCTGCTGCGACCACGTCGGAAACGGACGACATGACCGATGCCTGCGACTGGTTGGCAAGGATGTTCCACGTCTCGTTGCCACGCGTGGTGCCACGTGGGGCGAACGTGACGACCTGTGGGGTCGTCTTCCACGTGTTGAGCGTGGCGAACTCGCCGCCAGCTGCGGCGACCGTGTCAAGCAAGAGGTCCAGGCTGACGGTGCCCGATAGTTGGCCCGGGATGAACGCCTTTGCCGCGTCGGCAAGCGTGGTGGTCTCCAGCATGTCGGTGTCGACCTGCTGCGAGTAGCCGCGTGCGTACGAAGCCCAGGCGGCGGTGCCGACGTAGAAGCGGGAGTTGAGCGAAGCTACGAAAGCCATCTAGAAGACCACCTCGATCGTGAACTGGGCGGCGAGGTAGTCGACCCCGTCGATCCATGTGATTGATTGCACTTCACCGCATCGTGTGACCTGCGCATAGTTGATGCTGACTGTCCACAATGCGCTGTTCTGTACCCTCGCGATGAGTGAGCCAATGCCGGTCAGTTCGCACAAGGCATCCAGAGCCGCTTCGGACACTTCAGGCGTCACTCTCGGGGCGTAGGCGGTGACGTAGAACTCGTGCGATGCGACGGCTTGCGACAACACCATGCGAGGATCAAACGCCGGCCGTGAAACCTTGAACGAGTACGGGTGCGGGGCCATGTCGCCGATGTAGGGGTTCTGCGTTGACCACCCGCTGATATTGCCCAGGACGGCGATCAGGTCGGTACGTACGTCGGCGATGGTGGTCATGCGACCCTCGGGCGTACGTAGCGCTCAATGAGTGCTGCGGCCATCGGGTTGATCGTGTCACGCATTCGCAGGATGCCCGTCTCAAACGACAGGCCACCCATTGCGGCGTCGGACGACTTGAACAGCATCGTGGCTTGGATCAGGCACGCCTTCGCCACGTCGTCGGGGATGGCTGGGAAACCGAACTTCGCGGTGATCTGTGTGTTGGGTCGGCCCGAGCTCCACTGCGGGAACACGCTGATACCCGAGTCAACCAGGCGGATCGTCGTGTACGGCATGACGGGCCAACTGGATGCTGCGTTGGTGGGCAGCAGGATGTAGTTGGTGTTGAGCGTCAGTGTCGTCTCAAACACGCCGTCGTCGTCGTTGTCGATCTTGACGATCAGCCCGGTCGTGGTCGAGATGTCGTCGGTGCTGCACTCGAGGTAGTCGTCCGAATAGAACGTCTGCGCGGTGACTGAGGCGTCTTGGTAGAAGAACCGGCCGGTGTGGCCGTCGATCTGCCGTGAAGCAGCGTTGAGTGCCGCTTCTAGCTTGGTGTCGTACTGCGACGTGCTGATGTTCAGTTCCACCTTGAGATCGGCAAGTGTTGCGTATGCGTTCGTGAGCGTCACTCAGACCACCTCAATGATGCCTAGGCCCCAGCAGTCGGGGATGTTGATCCAGCGGAATCCGGTTTCGGCGACGAACTTCTCAATCGCCCGTTTCACCGGGTAGATCGGATCAGTCGACGGTGCGCCCTCCGGTACGGGCAGTTCGGTGTCGTGGCAGACGATCAGGCCGCCTGGCTTCACCTGCGACTTGTACAGGCGTAGTTCGCGCAGCGTGTGCTCGTAATGGTGCGACGTGTCCAAGAAGCAGATGTCGACCTTGTCGGGCAGTTGCGACAGCACCTCGTCGGATTCGTCGTCGCCACGTATGAACGTCCAGTTCGGCCAGTCACCAATGGCGGGCTTGGCGTCGATGTCGACCGACCACAGGTGACCGCCTGTGCCTTCCAGGGCGTGGAGCCAGGCAATGGTCGACACGCCGGTGCGGGTGCCCAGCTCGAGCACCTTGGTGGCGTTGCCTTGCTTCACCATTTCCACGAACCGGGGCAGGTGTAGGTAGATGTCCGACGGTGTGACGCACTGCTGTTCGTACAGCGATTTCAACGTCGTGGTCGGCTTGGCGGTGTAGTTGGCCGGCACCTTGAACGACCACACGTTGCCGGACACCAGCACGTCGTCGTTCGGGTGGCACATCTCCAGCACCGCTTCACGTACCGGTGGGTGGCCGGCGTCGTCGCCGCAGATGATCCCACCGGGTGACATCAGCGGCAGGATCGCTGCGATGTTGTCACGCACTTCGGTGTAGGTGTGCTCGGCGTCGATGAAGCACAACGCCACCGGGTCTTTGATCGTCGGGACGAACTCGCGCCAACCTTGACGTGCGGCGTACACGTTGCCGCTCGTCAACACCTTGACGTTGGTCATGAACTGGCCGTACACGTCACGCTTGGCAGCGAGGTCGGCACTGATCTCGCCGGGTGAACCCTGCCAGGTGTCGACAGCGATCACCGGGCGGGGCCGGATGGCGTTGGCGAGCACGCACGTACTGCGACCTTCCCAGGAACCGATCTCGATGATCAGGCCGTGAACATTGTCAACCTCCCGGCCGAGGGCGGCAAGGCGGTCTTGGGATGTGGAGTCGAACCATTCTTCGGTGAAGGTCATCGGGGGCGGAACCATTCGCTCGGGCAGCGACGCTCGGAGATGAACGCCGGCCACGTGTCGTCAACGTCGACAGGGGTCATGCGTCGGCCGTCCACGTGGAAGCCTTCGCGCAGGTACAGGTCGGTGGTCAGTCCGACCAGGGTGCGTTCTGCGATCTCGGGATGGCAGAACGAACCGAGCTTCTTCAGTGCCGCTTCCTTGCCACCCAACCAGGAGAAGTGCCAGCCGGAATCGGCCAGCGCCGGGTTGGCGTTGCGGGTGTTGCGCAGCTTTTGGAACGGGTTACGGCCGAGAGCCATCAACTGGTTCAGTGTGGCGGCCACGGTCCCAGCCCAGGGTTCGGGGTGGAGCCAGTCAACTGCGAAGCAGTGCAGTCGCTGGTCGAAGCTGACGTACGTGTCTTTGGGTCGCACGTTGCGCACCGCCACCGCCCGACAGACTTCGTCGAGGTCGCCGTGGAGCAGGATCGTTTCGTGGTTCAGGTCGGCCTTGCGGGCGATGTCCCGAAGCCCTTCGATGATGTACTCGCGCTGTGCCAACTCTCGGGCCCAGGGATCTGGGTCGGTGGCGTGCGTCGGCATTCCGGTCGCACGCACCACTACCAGCTTTTCCGACCACGCCGAGAACCGTTCCAGGTTGTCCGACAGGTAGAACGGCTTCGGGTGGTCCTGGTGGTCGACGTTCGCTTCGACGGCGACGAAGAAGTCGACGGCCGAATCCATCTCCTCGAGCCGCATCTGCAGGTGGTCCAGCTCGTTGTTGATCGGGAACGTGTCGATGATCAGTGGGCGGCTCATGACCAGATGTCCTTCTTCGTCACGTTGTGCTGGTCGATCAGACCGGCACGACGGGAGAAAGCGATCTTGTCCATCTCCGAGAACTCCACGGCCTTCATGTACGCCTTGTCGGCTTCTCGCAGATCCTCCCGGCCGTCGAAGCCGGGGTGGTGGTGGATGACCACTGAGTCGAGACATGGGGTCCAGACACCTCGAGCTTTCGCCAACTGGATCATTTCCATGTCGACGTAGAAGTGGTAATACCCTTCAAACAGCAGGATGCCCGGTCCTTCAAGGCTGGCACCGTGTTCTTCAACGTAGGAGCGGCGCACGAAGAAGTGGTCGGCGTGCTTGCCTGCTGCCACTCTCGGGTTGCGCACACGACCGGCTTCGCTGTCGTTGGTGCCAATCACGTCATAACGATCCGACAGCTCTCGGGCCGCCTGAATCCAACCGGGCGTGAACTCCACGTCGTCACCGGCAAGGAACACGAAATCCTCGGCGGTACGGGCAAACCCCTCGTTGTTCTTCGACGCGTACGACGTGCCCCGTTTGGCGGGCAACCACACGACACCCTTGGCTTCGACGGCGGCGATCTGTTCGGTGTCGTCCTCGTCGAGGATGTAGTACAGGTGGGCGGTGCCGTCGTTCGACTTGCGGAACGAGTCGACCAGGCGGGCGACGTTCTGCGGTCGCTGCATGGCCGGGACCAGTACCGCCACGTCCTTCATTTTCGGCTTCACGGCAGGTGGGCGGGTGTCCAACGTCTGCAGGTACGGACGCCAGTACGTGTCGTACACGTGGTCGGCGTCGTACTGCAGGGCGAAGTTACGGGCGATGGCCGGCCACTCGGCTGAAGGTTGCCGGGTTGCGGCTTCCAGACGGTCGACCAGTTCGGTGATGCTTGCCCTGATGTACCACGCACGAGAAGCGTCGTCCCACCAGCGTTCGCCACCGACCTTCCAACCTGCGCCGACCAGTTCGGCTTGGGCGGTGAAGTTCGTCGTGATCACCGGGGTGCCGCACGCTTGCGCTTCGATCAGCGGAACCCCGAAGCCTTCGCCGGCCGACGGCTGCAGCAACACGTCGAACGCCGAGTACATCAGCGCCATCAGCGGCGGCGGGAACCCGATCATGTAGGCGTACTGGTTCGTGAAGCGGATCGCCGTGTCGGGGATGCCGCAGAACCGGGCCAGCTCGGGCAGGTTGATACCGCCACCCGTACCCGACTTCTCGGTGTGCACGAACAGGATCGCCTTCGGGTGGGTCTTGTGGAACTCGGCGAACGCCTGGAACGCCGGCCCAAAGCCCTTGCGGTCATGCGGGTCTTTGTTCATGCCGACCATGCCGACGAGGAACGCATCCTCGGGCACCTCGAGGAACTGGCGACCGGTCACCGTGCGGCCGTCGATGGTGGCGGTCGGTGTCGGCTTGTAGACGTTGGTGTCGACGGCGAGCGGAATGTACGCCGGGTCCAAGCCCTCGACCTTGAACTCGTACTCACCATGCCGGGACATGGCGATGCAGCGGGCCTTGGAGCGTTCGAAGAACTTGAGCACCATGCCGGGCACCGGTTCGTGATCGACCGGAGCCCACGCTGCCACGTTGAAAGCGGCAAGGTTCGGGGACTGCAACGACCACACGTCGATCAGCGGAATGATCCAGCCTTCGTCGGCACCGAAGAAGTGCTTGGCGTGTGCGCCGATCACGTCGTCGCCCGACGTGAGGAACCACGACGGGAACACCTCGACCTTGACGCCCGTTGGGGTGACGTAAGTCCCCAGGCCGGTACCTGCGGGCTGGCCGTAGGTGGCCGACACCGCGACCTTGTGGCCGTCGGCGGTCAACCGGTCGACGAGCAGCTTCGTCTGCACGCCGTAACCGGTCTTGGACGTGGGCCCGTTGGAATGGATCAGGATCTTCATTCGTCCACCACCACTTGGTCGGTGACGAACGAATGCAGCAGCGGGTCGCGATCCCACTCGGCACGCTGCTCGGGCGCACCGACACGTGAGGCGTGGGTGAGCTTGTCCAGGCGGTGCGCCGGGCGGAACTCGGCCGGGGTGTGGAACCGGGTCACGACAACGAAGTGTCGGCCGACCGGGGTGACCGACACGACCGACTCGCCTTCGCGCTCGAGCTGGGTCAAATCCTCGTGGATCGCTCCACGAGGAATCTTGTGCACAGGCATAGTTACTCCTTGGCAGGGGTGGGCAGGTGTGGCAGGTATGCGCGCAGCGAGGGCCACGAATGGCCCTCGCTGCACTCGCCCCTGCCAGGCGATTCATCCACCGCTCAAGGCGGTGGGAAGGTCACACGTTCTGTACGAGCGTGTTCAGGTAGCCGGGCTGGCGGTGGTTGCCGCCGACCCTCCAACGGCCACGGAAGCCGACCTCGTCGGTGTCGAAGTACCGCTCGGTGCTCGAGTCGATGACCGGGTTGCCGACGGTACGGATGACGTACTCGCTGAAGTCGCCGTAGGTGGCCAAGATGGCGTTGGAGCCAGCCTGTGCGCAGTTGGTGTCGGTGAAGACAGGGCTGCCGAAGAACCGGTCCGGCGTGGAATTTTGCAGGCCGTTGAACAGGCTCGGCTCCCAGAGGAATTGGCCCACAGTGCCCCCGGCGCCATCCCTCAGCTTGCGGATGGTGCCAGCCGTGCTGTCGTGCATGAGCCACGAGGCGTTCTGACGGGCCTGGTCGTTGACGCTGTACTGCAGGTCGATGAACTTCTCCACCGTCGGAGCGATCAGGCTGCCACCGGTCTTGATCGGGGCGTTGGTGCCCGCACCGGCGAGGACGGTCATGCCGGTCGGCTCGTTGGTGCCGGTGCCGACGATCAGGTCGGCGTCGACGATGCGAGCCAGGGCGTAACCGAGGTCACCGCCGAGCCACGAGTTGATGTCGAACGCAGCGTCCTGCACCAGTTCGGAGCTCACCTTCACGAGCTGGCCGAACTTGTAGGTGTTCAGGTTCACGCGACCCATCACCGGGTCGGTACCGGCAAGGGTCGTGCCCTGGCCGGCCACCTGGGTGCCGATGGCGTGCGTGGTGAGCTTCGGCAGCTGCATGTTCTCGCCGCTGGTGGTGTTCATCACGGTGGCACCGATGCGGAACGCTGCGATGTTCGCCTCCAGGAGGTCGAACAGGGTGCGGGCCATCGTGGTCGGGACGACGAGCGAGCCGGAGGTGGCGTCCCATGCGAGCGCACGGATTTCCTCGGGGCTGGCACCCTGGCGGAGCAGCTGGCGCTCCTTCATGGCGCGCTGGATGTCGACCTCGAACTCACCGCGCAGGTGCTCGGGGGTCAGTGCCCAGGAGCGGAAGGCGTCGACACCGGAGGCGTCGTGGCGTGCGGCGCGGGCCTCACCGAAGACCGACAGGGTCTGGGTGCGGAGCTGTGCGGCTTCCTGCTCGCGGGTCTCGCGGGCGACGAACTCGCGGATCTCGGCGTCGATGCCGTCGATCTCGGCGTCCATGCGGGCGATCTTGGCGGCTTCTTCGGCGGAACGCTCACGGCCGGCGGTGGCGTCAAGCTCTCCACGGAGCTGCTCGACGACACGGGCACGGTTCTCGTTGAGCGCGATGACATGGGAACGGATGTCCATGATTCACGTCCTTTCGGGAAGTGGTGTTGGTGGGGGTGTCGTCTCGGGCGACGAGTGCGAGTGCGGGTGCGGCTCGCGGCTTGCGTGTCGAGACAGGTGCTGTCAGACCAGGGGGGCCGGTCGGGCAGCGATCTTGCGCTCCAGGCGTTCACGGTCGGCACGGTCACGTGCCTCGTAGTCGCCTGCGGAACGAAGGGGGTTGTACGTGACGACTTCGACGACGGGCGTCGGGTTCGTCAGGTCGATGATCGGCAGGTTGTTGGCGTCCAACGTGTACGGCGCTTGGAACAGCACGCCCATGTACGAGTAGACGACGGTGGTGTCGTTGAAGTCTTCGACTTCGACTTCGCCTTCCATGCAGCCGAGTGCACCGACGAGGGCCATGCACAGGGCTTCCTCGAGGCTGTCGTTCCACACGTCGGAGAAGCGACGCTCCAGCGACTTGATCGCCCGGCGCGTTTCCTCGGGCGTCATGTCGATGTCCTTGATGGTGCGCATCAGGGCGTCGTAGGAACGCAGCGATGCGGTCGTGGTGGGCGACGCCGGGTAGGTCACGACGGACACGTCAAACAGTTCGACCTCGCGGATGGTGCGTTCGGTGTAGTCGTTGTTCCAGTCCTGCTTGTGGACACGGAAGCCAATCGACATCTGGTCGAGGTCGCCTCGGGACATGGCCGAGCGGATCTCCTGCACCTTCGGGTTCGCCGGGTCCAGTTCGGCAACGGCACGCAGGTCCGGTGCGGCCGACAGCTTCAAGGTGCCCGACTTGGTGCGAGCGAGCGGCGTGCCTTCGTGGTTGATCAGCAGCCGCACGTCAGCCTTCTCCTTCAGCGTCTTGCTGAAGGCTCCGGCCGCAATGGTCTCGGCGTAGTCGCCCCACTGGTCGCGCACCTGGTACGCCGTACCGGTCACCGAGGCGATGCCGTCGAACGTGAAGCCGCCAGCGGCGGTGTCGCGAAAGTTCAGGTCTGCTGACGTGAACGCACGAAGCTCTCGGGTCTGTGATGCGCGGGCGCTGATGTCCATGTGGGGACTCCTTTGCGGGGTCACACGAGCAGCAAGAGTTCTTCGTCCTCAAGCAGCAAGTTGTAGGGGTCGACCTGGCCGTCGGCGGCGCAGCGGTCGGCAGCGTTTTCGCATGATGCGAATCCGCCGATGGTGGGAAGCAGCAGGGGCAGGCGCTTCGGTTGTGGGATCGGTTGCTGTGGCCGTCGGGGCCGGGCACGACCACCGGTGTGGGTTCCGGTGTCCGGTTCGGGCGGGATGGTGCCCGAGTTGCCGGCTGCGGTCGCCAGGTCGTTGGCGTTCGTGGTGGCGCTGGTGCCCTTGTTGACCGGGCTACCGGTGGCCGACGCTGTGTCGTTGGCGTTAGTGGTGGCAGCGGTACCGCTAACACCGGACGACACCGAACCCGACGCCGACGCTGTGTCAGCCGAGTTCGTGGTGGCGCTGGTGCCATTGTTGACCGGGCTACCGCTTGCCGTACTGGTGTCGTTGGCGTTGGTACGTGCGACCGTGCCGACATTGGTCGGGCTACCGCTTGCCGTACTGGTGTCGTTGGCGTTGGTACGTGCGACTGTGCCGACATTGGTCGGCGAGCCCGACGCAGTAGCGGTGTCGTTGGCGTTGGTACGTGCGACCGTGCCGACATTGACGGGGCTACCGCTTGCCGACGCTGTGTCGTTGGCGTTGGTGGTGGCAGCGGTACCGGTGGGGGTGCCGCTTGCAGCGATGCGAGCAAGGAGCAGCGACATGGGCTACCCCTTTCGTGTCAGTACGAGCTCAGTTCGACCCACTGCATTTCGAGAATCAGGTTGGCCGTACCGGCCGCACCGAACACGACGGTCGGACCTCTCACGATGAAACCCTCGTTCGTCGCGAACACCATTGGGTGGTCGATGCCGTCGGTGAAGTCACTGGTCTTGGTGTAGGTGGTCGTGTTCACGTTGGTGATGGTCTGCACGGTGCCGAGTTGCAAGATCGCTTCACTGTCGAGCGTTCTGGTGCCAACCGTGAGGCCGGCTGCGACCGCCGACTTACGGATGTCGGTGACGAGCGTTGTGCCGTGACTGGTCCGCTTCTTGAAGCTGTTACCTGTCAACGTCAGGGCGGTGCCGGCCGAGTCCGAAGCAGTGAACGAGCGTGCCGCAAACACTTCGAACACCGGGGCGATGGTGGCCGTCGCAGCCGCAGTCTGCTGGCATTCCAAACGGATTGTCTGGACGGCGCACAAGCGGGTGGCGTCAGCCCAGCGAAAGGAGAACAGCGTGCCGTTGGCGGCCTGGGTGACCACAAGCGGGATCGTGGTCGACAGTTGGTACTGGCCGAACGCACCATGATCGAGCGGCCGCTGCACGACACGCACCGCACGAAACGTGGTGCCGTCCACTTCTGCGACGGTGCCGCCGTTGCCTTGAATCTGGATCGCCATGAGTCGTCCTTAGTTCCAGACCCAGCCGATAGACCAGGTGCCGTAGATGCGTGTGCCTGTGCCGCCAATGGACTGTGCGCCACCTGAGCCGTAGACCGATGTGGCGGCGTCTCTGAATTTCGACACACCGCCGACCTCAAGCGGCTCGTTCAGCGTTGAGGTGTTCGTGGCGTAGACGGTGAACCCGGTTCCGGCGACGACGTTGCCGGCGATCACCCTGATCGTTTCGACGACATGCTCGTCGGCGGTGTGGTCAGCGGTCACCGCCGGGAACAGGAACGCCTCGACGAGCGAACCGGCGAGAATGCTTGCCTGGCCGGTGATCGCCACCGATGTGTCCGACGAACCGGGGAACGCACCGAAGTCGATGGTCGTCTTACCTTGTGCGCCCACGTCAGGCGTTGCCCTCGGTGATCGTGAACGACGTGACCGACACCGGCTGACCGGAAACGATGGTCGTCGTCGTCAGGTTCAGATCGGAACCACTAGAGCCCACGTTGCCATCAAGCACGAAACTGGTGCCGTCCGACTTCACGATGCGGAACCAGGTAGCGGTGCCGCTGTTGTTGGCACTGGAGTCCTGCGTGATGCTTGACAGGGTGAGCACGCCGGACGCAGCCGAACCGGCGAACGGGGTGCCGCACGTCAATTCGGCGAGCAGCACCTGCGTCGTGACCGCACCACCGGTGGCAGGGCGACCAGTTCCGGTCGAGTCGTAGATGCGCAACAGTGCGCCGTTGCCGGCTCGGGTGGTGATCAGGTCGAGCATTGCGTTGCGGATCGACACCAGGTCGTAGGAGAGAGCCATCAGCGAACCTCATCGATCAGTCGGGTGATGCGGCCGTGCTCGTCACGTTCCACAGTGCGGATCGTTTGCGATGTCTCCGGCTGGGCCACGTTGATGTGCACTTCGGTTGCCGGGACGTGCACGGTTGTCGGCTCCTGGTGCACGTGCACCACCGGCACCTCGGCACGCAGCTCGGGCACATGCACGTCATTCGTGACGTTCACCACCGGCGCTTCACCTCGCACCTGCTCGGCCTCGTTGTGCACCACCGTCACGTGCACCGGTGTCGCACTGTTCGTCTGCGGTGCAGGCTCGGGTGCCACCGTCGGGGCCGGTTGCGGCACGGCAGGTGCGTCAACCGGGTTCAGGTCTTCGAAGTCGCGCATCTCGTTGGTGAGCAGCACCGGGGGCTGGCCGTAGGCGACAGCGGCGGCGTTGATGCGGCTTGCCGCTTCGTAGACCATCCAGCGGGCAGACGAATCGCCACGAAGCAGGCCGTCGACGTTGAACTTGATGTAGCGGGGCTGGGGCAGCAGCGACGACACAGCGCTTTCAAGGCGAATGATCCACGGCAACAACGTCACCTGCAGGCGACGGATTGACCGCTGCTCGAGGTTGGCGTACGTCAACGACGTGCCGGCCACCGGGATACCGAGATCCGACGGGTCGACCATGAACACCTGGGCGGCAATTTCGGCGGCGGTCCATTGGCGAGTCTGGAGGAACTGGGCTTGTTCGTTACTTATTCCGGTCGCCTTCCACGTTGCGCCACCCTCGAGCACGCCCGGCAGGCCACGTCCACGCTTCGTGCGGGCCTTGCGCCACGCCTGCGCCATCGCCGACATCTGATCCGGGTTCATCTTGCCCGGCGACTCGATGACGCCCGGCATGTTCAACGACGACTGGAACTGGTCCGACCCGAACTCCTGCGCCTGCAAGCCCAGGCCGATGGACTGGCGTGCGTACTCCAACGGCGACACACCGGCATCAGCACCAGGAAGCATCATGCCGCTGATGTGCAGGATCTCACCGGCGAACTCTTTGCCGTTGACCAAGTACACCTTGCGGCCCTGCGCCCGAGACACCATGATCAACGCCGGGTCGATCGGCACCACTTCCACTATTGCCGTGTTTGACCGGGTGATCGCGCAGTAGGCGTTGCCGTGCAACAGCAGCGACGTGAGGATCTGCGTGCACCACGACGTGAAGTCCAGATCGGTCGTCGGGTACTTCAGCCAACGAGGCTTGGGCACCTCGACACGCTGACCGAAAGCGTCGGTGCCGTACGTGTCGACCGGCAACGTTGAGATCGAATCGGTGATCAGCCGCACGCAACCGGCGACCGCCAGGAGCTGCATCGCCGATGACTGGTTCACGATCGGCGCAGAACTCGGCGACACGTCACCGGGCCATGTGCCCCACGTCGTCGACTGTGCACGCTCCTCGGTTGCCGGGGCGAAGATCCGTGACAGCATCAGTCACGCTCCGCAGCGAGCCCGACGAACACCGCTGCTGCGCCGAGGGCGAGCAGGCCAGTGCCGGCTGACAACACGAAACCGCCAGTGATGATCGTCATGAGACCAGCAATTTGCAATGCGGTGGCAAGCATGTCGGCCCCTTTCAATCGTCGTCAAGGAAGTCGGACAGGTCGGTGAACCCGGCTTCCGTAGTGGTTGTCTGATCGGCCAGACCGGACGCTGCGAGCGTCACGGCCAGCAGTGGCGTGATGTCCGTCGAAGAAGCTCGAGCAGAGAATGCCCACGCTTCACCGACCGGGCGAATGTCAGCGCCAGTGATCGCTTCGTTCAGCGCCGGCTGATCAAGGTGGTGAATGCGACCATTCAGTGCCGCTTCCTGCAACGACGCACAGGCCCGAACGAACTGGGCTGGTGACACTTCTTGCACCGGGACACCTGCATCGGTGAGCGCCTGGACAACACCGCCGGATGGCGACTTGGCGTCCAGAATGATCGGGTGGCCGGTGTCGGCATACGCACGTCGGCAGGAGTCGATCAGCCAGGCCGTACCAGTCGAATGACGCACCACCTCGACGTGGACCGAACCGTCAGGGCGACGACCGGCGAAGCCAAGTGCCGACCATGCCATGCCGGGCCCGACCGCAAGAGCCGGCACACCGACTGGCGCAGACGAAGCGGGGTCGGCAAGTTCCCGCCAGACGTTCAGCGGGATCACACCGGCCGCATCGGACTCCAGCACCACCCCAAGGCGTTCCCGCAGGAACTCCTCGGGAAACGCACGCATTGCTTCCAGCTCGGCCTGCACCGAATGCTCGAGGATGCGGATACCGAGTGCCGGGTTGGCGCGATACCAGGCGTCCTTGTCGGATGCTTGCACGCCTTGCTCGTTGCCCCATTCGGCGTACAGCAACTGTTCGGACGTGTGCGATCGTCCACGCTGCACCAACTCAAAAAGCACTTTTTGCGAAAACCGGGGTGCGCTTGACGTGTACACCAGTTGCGGGTTCGGGACCGCCGACAATGTCGGCAGCAGTGCACCCATGATCTCGGGCGTCAGGGCGAATGCTTCGTCCAAGTAGATCGTGTCGCCGGTCAGACCACGACCAGAGCCAGACGAGCGGGCGATGAAGCGGAGCCGTGCACCGTTCTTCAACTCGATGGCCTGGTCGCCAGCGCCGGTGCGGATGCGCTCCACCTTCTCGTACAGCGCAGGCGTGTTCTCAACGAGCGAACGAATACGCAGGAAGTGTTCGTACGCAGTCTTGAACTCGTGAGCCGTATGGACTGCGAGCATTTCGCCGCCGAGGAACAAACCCCACAACTGGCGGGCCTCAAGCAGCGAGCCCTTGCCGTTCTGACGGGGCAGCACGATGCAGGCTTCGTACGCAGCCCAGCGGCCGCGACTATTGACCTGCAGCATCTCGGTCAGCAGCCATTGCTGCCACTCGTCCAGGTGCAGCCCGGCCAGCTCGGCGAGCTCTACGGCTTCTTCACCCTGGCTTCCTTGCCGGTCGGCGGGGAGTGTCAGGAATGCCGGCTGCTGCGAGCCGGTTCGTTCGCTTGTTGGCGAGTTCGTCAAGGGCCGACACCTTCGTGGAAGCGCCCAGTTCGGCAAGCTCCGCAAGCACCTTTGAGAGTTGCGATGCGAGCTGGGCCGTCACCGTGGCAGGGGCAACGTCGAGGTCGGCGGCGAGCTTGTCGCGCACGGCCTCAAGGGTCTTGATGCGGTCACCTGACGATGCAATGTCTGCGATGCCCATGCAGGCTCCGATCAGGCTTTATGCAGGGATGCATGGTCATGCATCCCCCATCAGCGTCGTGTATGTAAAAGAAGAGGGCGGTCTTTGGCGGTCGGTTTCGACCCTAAAGAATCACCCCAGGTCAGAGCATGTTTTTTCGGCGTCGCCCCAGGTCGTAGGCGTGCCGGTGAGCATGTAGATCACTAGGGGACATTCATGCCATGCAGGTTTCATGCATGACTGTGCATGGCGCTACCACCGGCGTGTGGTTCGGCTTGCCTTACCTCGAGCGCCGGCCGAGTAGTTGCAGGTGCTGGCCTCGGGCATCATGGGACTGAGTGGGTCACCGTCGCGCAGGTGGCCGGCTGTCCACTTGGCTGGCTTGCCGTCGTGGTGTGGTGCGTGCTCGGCAAGCGTCAGACCGCAGCGCCAGCACCTGGTGTTGCTGTTGGCGTTGGCGGCCTGGCGTATCTGTCGAGACGCCACGTGATACGTACCACGTCGATGTGCAGGCTTCGATGCCATGCTCACCTCTCGATCATGCTGCGCCCCAGGCTCGCGGTTGCCGTGCGGCGGGGGCGCAGCGTTGCGTTCACCGAGGGGAGCCGGGAACGACAGTGGGTCTCGGTGCTGTTGCACACGAGACCCAATCTGAAGACCATCGTCTCAGGGATACCGTGTGCGGTCAAGTATGCCCAGCATGGTGGGGGTAGACGGTGAAGGTCAGTGTGTCCGGTTGTTTGTCGACGCCGGCTCATGGATGCGGACAACACCGACGGACAGGTAGGTGCGCATCTCGTGCTCGGTCGGCAGTCGACGCCAACGTCGCACGAACTCGTACGACCAGCGGCACACCTTGCGGGGCTCGTCGAACTTGTGCGGCAGGTAGGTGTCGAAGTCGGTGGCCCTGAACGGTGACCAGGCGTCGTCCCAGGGGAGCTGGTGGACGACGGAAGCGATGTAGCACTGGGGCGAATCGGCAACGTCTTCGGTTGAGCGCAACGCTTGGAGGCGTACCTTGTCGCCCTCGAGGCGGTTGAGGGCGTCGGCGATCTGTTGCAGCGCCCTGACGGATGACCTGACGATGTTGTGAATCGGGTCGGGTTGGCGGTGGGCGTCGATGTTGGCAAGGGCGGCCGCTTCGGTGGATGTGGTTGGCACCTCGTCGTGGTTGCCGTCCTCGTCGATCACGGACATGCGCCGGCCACCACCACCGCCGCTGGAGCCGTTGCCGGATGCCATTGACGGCCAGCCGTCCTGGCGGTGGGCACCGACTTCGTCGAGCGAGGCGGCGTACTTGACGTGTGCGATGAGGGCGTCGATGTTGTGTCGGTCGATGTCGACCTCGAGGGTGTGGATGTAGCGGTGATGGTGGCGGGTCACTCTGTGTCTCCTTGGCGTGGTCGCGTGGTGTGGTCAGAACAGTTCGTTGTCGTCGGGCAGTTGCGCGTCATGCGCGTCATGCGCGCTCACTGCCGTTTCCGTGACAGGAACAGGAGGAGGAGGATTTTCATTTTTTGGGTCTCTACGCGCATGACGCGCATGACGCGCATGAGACACCGTTTTGGCCCCATTGGAGGGGTGAATATTGAACGCTGGTGAATCCTTGCCTCGTCGACCGATGACCAGCGGCCCGTCAAACATCGGCCTGATCCAACCACGCTCAGTGAGAAGGTTGAGCGGTTCACGACAGTCTTCGGCTGTGGGGAATCGTCGCCGCAGCGATGCGTACACGTCGCGAACGGTGAAGCTGTCCAGTTGCCGGTCGCCCGCCCACTGCAAGATCGCCTTGGCGTGCGACACCCGTTCGTCGACCTGCCACATGTCGTGGACGACCTTCGCGTGGGCGAGCCAGTACTCGCCGATGCGGACGGCACCGGCCATCGTGGCGGCATCGACAGTGGCACCACCGGCAGCGGAGACGATGAGTGCGGCCACCCTGGCAACGGTCGATTGCATCTTGGCGACCCATTCGGACATGGGTCGCAGGTCACCGTTGGGTGACAGCCGGTACTCGAGCTGCTGTCGCCATTCGCTGAAGATGGTGTACGCAGCCGGCTCCAGCGGTATCAGGGTCGGTGTGTCCTCTACTGGCCTGTCAAGCATCCGGCGCAGCCCGAGGTCGTAGCGGTCCTTCAACACGGGGTCGACGGTGCGGATCTCGATCATGTTGCGGTAGCCGACCCAGTCGGGTGGCACCGAGTACATGAATCGGGCGACGAGGCCGCGGCCTGCGAACTCGGCCTTGTCGGCCAGGGCGGCGATCACTGTCGGCTGCACGGTGAGCCCGATGGTGAGCAGCGGCGACCTGAGCGTGATCGACGGCCGGCCGATGCGGTCGACGCTGAACGGGTCACCGCTCCACGACTGCAGGTACACGTCGAGGTTGGTGCGCTCGCTGTAGCGGCCGGCCATGATGTCGAACGGGCCACCTTCGGTGGAGACGAGCGCCATGTGTTCGCCCTGGTCGTGGATGAGTTGAGCGAGCGCTTCAGGGGTGGAGTCGTTGGCGACGATACGTGGGATCACGGGCAGGGGGTGTTGACGGAGCTCGTCGAGGTACCGCTGGGCTTCGTTGATGTCGCCTTTCTCTTCGGCCTTCTTCATCTGCTTTTCGATGATGCGCCGCTTCTGCTGGCAGTGCTCGAGGCGTTCTTCGGCCCGTTGCCGCATCTCTGTTTCGTAGGCGAGGATCGCCCCGAGCATCTTCTTGACGACCGGCGACTTGCCTGCCGAGGGTGGCATGGCGATGACGGCGTACAGGTTGATCGGTTCGGTCCAGCCACCGGGGAGCATTTCGACGCGGTAGTGGCGTGCGTTGATGATGGATGTTGCGACCAGTGCCAACACCGCCGACATATCCACAGGCACTTGCATTTCGTCGGCGACGGCGATGGCGTAGTCGCGCATCCAGTCGGGTAGCACGTCGACAGGAAACTCGGGAATGTCGTCGGTGTCGCCGAGCGGGATCGGGTCGGCCCATTCGTCGTCGCTGTTGTCGACGGCCTGGTGGTGGTGAACCGTGCCACCATCGCGCATCTCGCGTGCTGTGCGGCCGGCTGCGGACATGTCGCCGTCGAACTCGAGGGTGGCCCACGCCCTGAACCGGGTGTAGCCGGTGGTGCTGCCGTCTTCGGTGACGGCGAAGTCTGTGTTGGGTGTGTAGACGAACAGGCAGCCGTGTTTGATGGAGCAGCTCGTCGCTGCTGATGCGTTCGGGTGCCGCCACTTGGAGCCGTCTCCGTCGCCGTCACCTTGCACACATTCCCAGCCGGCAGGCCCGAGGATGTCGTTCCAGGTGGTGGTCGACGAGTACCAGTCGGCGATGCTGTCGTCGTCGGCCAACCGCAACGCCTGGCGGGGGGCGACGGGTGTTGCGGTCGGCTTCAGGATCAGGTTCGCCAACCATCCGGGCATGGCGACCGGCTCTGTCTTTGACGCCCAGGTGTACGGCTGTTGGCTGTCGGGGTGCAGCGATGGCGGCAGGATCGTGTAGCGCTGCGTGTGGTGGAGGATGTCGATCCCGGCTGACCAGCCGTTGCGGCCTGCGGCGTGCCCGACACCGGTCTTGCGTGCCCAGTCGTTCAGCGGTTTGATCGACAGTGCACCGTCTGGGCGGATGAACCACACCTGTCCACCACCGTCGCCTCGGCCCGACATGTGCTGTCGACCGGTGGTGATCGGCCCATAGGTTTGTTCGAGCTCGCGCCATGTGCTGTCGCCGCCGTGTCGGGGGTCGATGTCAAGTACGACGACGTGTTCGGGGATGCGGCAACCGAGGAGGGCGTTGGGCCATTTGCGCCACCAGTTGGTGATGGTGGCGATGTCGGTGGTGCCGTCGTAGAAGCCGTTCGGGGCGAGTGGCGATTTGTCGGGGGCGACGGGGAAGATGAGGAATCCGGCGTTGGCGTAGTGGGCAGCCCACTCCCCCATCGTCGTGTACGACTTCTGGGCAGGCATCACGAATCCGACACCGCCGAAGTCGCAGGATGAGCCCGATTGCCGAGTGCAGCGCGACCGGTGGTGGGGTCGATGACGGTGGCTCTAGTCAGATGGATGTCTGTCGCGCTTTGCGCCAACTTGAGGTTTCCTGTCGACACAATGGTGACGAGCTGCTGGGCGCAAGCGTCAGCGTTGTTGTTCACTTCGATGGCTGCGAAGCGCACCACCTGCCACCCGTCAAGCACTAGGTCGCGTTCGCGACGCCGGTCCCTAGCAAACGACTCTTGACCGTTGTGGTAGCGAAGTCCATCTACCTCGACAGCGATGCGCCGTTGCGTATCGCCGAAATCAAGGCGGTACCGGCCTCCCTGGACGGCGACTTGCGGATGAAATGCGTCCAGTTCCCGATGCTTTCGCATAGCGGCCAGCAAGGCTTTTTCTGGCGGCGACTCGCAGCGCTGGCTTTCTTCGGCGCGCGCGTTTTCAATGTCGACCCGTTTCCGATGGAACCCAAGCCAATCAAGCACATGGGTAACACAGCACACCACCGTGGCTTCGATTCTGAACCCGGTTGCGTAGAGCGCAAACCATGCTTCCAAGGCGTCGTTCCGTTGAGCAAACAACAGTTCTTTTCCACCACAGCACTTGATGACATCCGTCACGAAGACCTGCCGACGGATCCCCAATGCAAAGCCGATTTCCACCAGCGTTCCGTGAGCATCGTCGCTGACTAGAGCGACAAGGGCATCACAACGTTCAATCGCAGCCAAGCAGGAGTTAGCTGCTGCCATTCTGGCGGCGACAATGTCTCCCTCAATGCATCCACCGACGGTTGCGTGTGAATCTTCGCCTGAATGTGAGCAGCCGTGATCACAGGAGATAAACCACGGCCCGACGTAGTTCAGAACACCGTCGCGCATCGGTTGCTGATGCGGCCGGTCGATCCACTCGTCAAGCGGCATCGAGTTGGGACGTAAATCCTTCTTTGCGTAGGGGAAGCTGCTCTTGTCCGTCCGTTCAATCTCACTGTACGAAGGGTCGACAAACTGCTGACGCCAGCCGTTCTTTGTGATCTTGCCAGCGAGGTAGATGTTGCGCGCTGGACCAGTTGTCTGGGTCATTGGCTCTCCTGTTCGGTTAGTCCAGCAACGGTGTCGGGCACGTCGGCGAGCCCGTAGCGGTTCCACAGTTCGGCCAGGCGGACGGCGATGATGTGGTTGTGGCAGGTGGCGAGAATGCCGATGCCGTGCTCGATGACGACGGCCGGTTGTACGACGACGACGTGGGCTTGGCTGGTGATGACCTCGGCGCTCACTTGTGCACCGGGCCTTCGCAGCCGTAGCAGGTGCCCCCGTGCAGCCACCAGTACGTCTTGCTCTTTGGCCGTGGACCGGACCACACCAAGTGGCATGACGGGCATTCGTGGCGGTCGGTGTTGTCAAACAGCGTCGTTTGGTTCGTGTCGCTCACTTGTGCACCGTCCCGAGCGTGTCGATGGCTTCGTCAAGCGTCATCGGGGGCAGGATCGCCAGCACATCAATACACGCTTCGTCGTAGCCCGCCGCGTATTCACTGCGGGGTTCGCCGTCGATGCTCCGCCTGACATGAGCGGCGATGTCATTCAGCACGGCACGCAGGCGCACGATCTCGTCGGCGGCTTCGTCCATGAGTCGCTCGTTGCCGATAGTGGCGCACAGCAGGTCATCCAGCGCGTCGAAAGCACGCTTGCCGTACTTCGCTGCCAGACACGCGTGAACTTGGGCCCATGTCAGTGTCAGGTCGCTCATTGCCAGCCCCAGGGACGCCACCCGTAGGCAACGTAGAGCCGGTGGCCGCACGCCAGGTTGATCGACGGCACGAACAGTTGCTGACGGTTGGTCAGGTGGCAGCGGCGTGCGACTTCGGCCCACAGTGCGCCCTTGGTGTTGATCTGCATCAGGCCGTAGGAGCGGTCACGGTTGCGGCCGTTGTAGGCCGTCGGCGAGCACCTGGTCTCTCGCCACGTGATGTAGCTGACTCGGCCAATGGCGTGTGCGGGCCAGCCGGCACGTCGAGCAACGGACTCGTACTGGGTGCAGCGGCCGGTGGCGGCTTCGGTGGTGGTGGGCAGCACGGTGGCGAGCGACAGTGCGGCGGTGAGTGCGGCGATGCGGCGCATCATTTGTCTCCTTGGGTTGTTGCCATGCCAGGGCCGTGTTGCAGCCACCAGTAGGCGATGAGTGCGGCCTCGGCCCGTCCGTCGTCCTTGACACGCTTGAACAGGTCGGCCGATGCCGGCCACAGTTCGATCGCACGGCGTCGGCTGACGCCTTTGTCGGATGACAGGCCGAGGTTCTTCTTCCAGCGGGCCGGCGGCACGTAGTGGATGGCGAGCTCGTTGCACGCGCAGACCGCTTCGACGACACCGAGGGCACGTCCGAACGAGAACACGCTCGACACGCCCTGCTTCGGCATCGCGTGCACGTCCTCGATGACGGCGACACCCTGGGTGAGGCTCAACGGGTCGATGTAGTTGTGGACCGCTTCGTCAAGCAGTACGGGCGAGATGATCGGGCCGACGACGGGCATGTCGTCGACACCGACAAGTCGGCCTTCGTAGGTGAGTGCGGCGATTGCGCCGGACTTGCCGGGGTCGACGCCGATGATGATGCTCATGTGGTTCCTGGCTTCGCGTGGGGGTGGAGACCGATGGGGTCGTCGGTCAGGTTGCGTGTTTTGTGGCCGTCGGGCCCGTACCCCAGGGCGAGCCATTGCTCGAGCGTGATCGACTCGTTGGTGTTCGGGTCGGTGATGACGCTGGGGTCGGGCGTGTCGCTCATGCGGCTCCTCCTTCGATTTGCCGCCTGAGGCGACGCTCTTCGCGGTACCGGGCTGCCTGCTGGGTGCGTGCTGCACGACAGGCGGCGCATGGCGTCGTCTTCTCACGACGGTGACGCTCGTAGCCGGAACTTGTTCCGCAAGCCGCAGGGGCAACGTCGCCGAACTGTCGGCCGCGCGACTTGATGCCGTTTGCGTCACGGATGGCTTTGCGCATCTGTCGTCGCTGACGTTCCGAGGTGCCACCCCAGATGCCGAACACTTCTTCGTTGGCGATCGCGTACTCGAGGCATTCGGCACGTACGAGACAGGTGTCACATACGGCCTTCGTCGCCTTCGTGGGTTCGCCACGGCCGGGGAAGAAGTTGACGTACGGCGTCTCCAGGCAGGCGGCGTCCTTGCGCCACGCCTCGGGTTCGTCGACCATCAGATCGCTGTTGCAGCAGCGTCGCGAGCGGCCTGGGCGTCGAACGAGGGGCGACGGTGCTTGCGGGCGATGTGCACCTTCAGACCGTGCGGTGTCGACGTGACATCGCAGTGCGGGCAGGTGACGGTGACCGCCTGGACGACCTTCAGCTTCGGGGCCGGCTTGTCGGCAACAATTGTTGCCGTCGGGGTGTGGCGGATGCTGTCGACCATTCTGACGATGACGGCCCGTGTCGACTGCAGTCGCTCCATCTGGGCGTCAAGATCCTTGAGGGTGCTCTTAGCGCGTACGACGAGGTCGTCGAGGAGGTCGTCGACAGCGTCGTGGACTCGGAATGTTTGCACTGCTTCCCCTTGCTGGTTGTTGTTGGTCTCCACGCCCAGAGTTGAACCGGGGACGACCGTGCGTTGTCGTGCGCCTGCCGTGGAGTGCCGGTCTTTCCCGGCTGTCAACGCCTCAGAACGGCTCTTCCTGGCTGGCCTTCTGACTGGCGGCGTACGCCTCGTACTTCTCGCCGATCTTCAGGTCGGCGGCGCTGGGGGCCAGGAGCAGCCACGGGGCCGACTTGCCGGGCTTCGCTTCGCCTTTGCCGAGCCGGCCGAGGACGCTGTCGCCGATGTCCTGCGACAACTGCGACTGCAGTACGCGAGGAAAGATCAGCGTGTCGTCGAAGGTGGAGCCCTTGTGGTCGCCATCGAGGACGGCGACATCGACACGCACGGCGTTGGTCTTGCCGAACGATGTGTCGATGTCCTTCACCAGCTCGTGCACAGTGATGTACAGGAGTGCTCCGTTGATGCCGTCGAGGTCGAGCTTCTCGCCCGACGAAGGGGTGCTGGGTGCTTTCATTGGTCAGGTGCTTTCTGCTTGTTGGGGTTCACGCCGCGTATGCGGTGCGAATGTGGGCTCGCCCTGCGTCGTCGAAGACGAGGGCGACGACACCGGCGACGAGGTCGTCGGCGGCGGTGGCGAACTTGGCGGCCTCGGTGGAGGACAGCGAGCCGAGGAGGTGCCCGACGGGCACGCTGGGGAACTGGGCGCAGTCGCCGATGATCGGCTCCAGCAACGCCCGAACGAGATCGTCATCGGGGTGCGTGGTCGCCATTGAGACGAGGCCACGGATGATCTCGTAGCGACGGATGGTGCGGTTGCCGGACGAATGGAACGGCACACCGGCCTGCGTTGCCGACTTCGTCAACGCCGTGATCCACAGCCGGCCATCGGCACCGAGCTGCTTGTACGAGTCCTCAAGTACCTTGAACGTCGGGTCGACAACGCCGTCGCCTTCGTCGGGCACACCGCGTGATTCGACGGCGGCGTGCTGGTCGGCGGGCGTCAACTCTTCTGCGGCTTCGATGAGCAGACCGGGAAGTTCGGCGACGCTGAACACGTCGGTGCGACGCTCCCACGCTTTGGCTTGCACGACGACATCACCGGCCCAGCGGCCTGCGACAAGGTCAACGTAGACGAGGTCGCACTTGCCGCTGTCGATGTCGACGTGGGCGATCAAGGCGTGCTCCTGGTCGACGTTGAACGGCCAGTCCTGACGGGTTTCGGTTTCGGTGTCGTACGGCTGCGACTTGGCGTACGAACAGGTTTGGATGGCGTGCGTGAGCCGGGTCGATCCCGACTTGATGTCGAGCACTAGCCAGGTGTCGGGGTAGATCACGATGATCTCACCCGACTTCAGGGCGAAGTACAGCGGCTTGGTGGTGCGCACGATCCGGTCCAAGGTGCCGGCGCAGCGCCATTCGTCGTCAACCACCGATGCTTCGACGGCGACGACCTCAAGGCCACGGTCCTTCAGCATCGTCCACCATGCGTCAGCAATGTCCTGCTGCTGGTCGATCGTGATGCCGAGGGCTTCACCGTCGGCAACGATGTGGTCCCACGGTTGGTCTTTGTCGACGAGTTCGCAGATCAGGTGGGCGTGGGTGCCACGGTCGGCGGCGAGCATCGAGTTCGCTTCCCGCTTCGCCCTGGCGACGATCTCGTCGGCAATGGTCTTGCGGATCGTTTCGTCGTTGCACAGGTGGTACGACTGGAACAGTTCGTCGATGACGGTGGAGCCGATGGCAAGCCCTTCGATCACCTTGCGTTCGGACCACTTCTCCAGCGAGCCACGGTTCTCGATGAGGGTGCCGAAGCCCGATGTCGACGAGTACGGCAGCCGCTTCCATTCGCCCTTGCGAGGGCCGGACTTGACGAGCTCGCCGTTCGGGTCGCTGATGTAGGGGACATCGGTGACGGAACGCATGAAGCCACCACGGCCACGCTGCACACCATCACCACGGACTTCGGCGACGGCCTTCACAGTTCACCTGCCGAACGTGCGGCGTCGACGCGGTCGACCAGGGCGGGCTTCGGGCTGTCCCAGTGGAACTTGGATGCAGCACCAGTTGCGTACGCGTCAAGGAGCAAACTGCGCACGATCGCGGCGCTCATGCCAGCACGACGCAGGAAGCGGTAGTTGCGGCGCATCGACTTGCGGTGGTACCGGTTCTCGACGATGAAGCCGGTCGACTGGTGGTTCTCCACGTCACGCAGGCGTGCCGGGAAGTACCGGACGGTGACGGGCCGGTTCACAGCAGCGCTCCGATGTGACGGGTGATGCGAAGGGTGTCCCCAGCCGGCTGGGGGGATGCCGGCTGGGGACGGCTCATCTGCGTCAGAGCCGGTCGGATGCGAGGACGACGGGCGATGCGGATGAGAGGTCGAAGAAGTGTCGGGATCACTTGGTCTCCTAGAGGGCAACGTGGGAGGTTGGGGTCAGTGGTGGCGGAGCTCGCGCACGATGCGTGCGTTGCGGTCACGCTCGGCCTGGCGACGGGTGTCGAGCCAGGTGCGGATCTCGCCACGCAGGCACAGCCAGGTGAGCGGGCCGACGAGGAAGACGGCGAGGAGCATGTCGGTCGTCATGCCGCCACCCCGCTGTTCACCCAACGCTCGACAGCGGTGCGGGGGACGAGGACTCGGCCGGTGTGCGGGACTCGGGGCAGGACGCCTTGGGCGATGAGCTTGTCGACGCTCGTCGTGGAGATGCTGCACATCTCTGCGACCTCTCGCACCGACAAAGCCAGCTTCAGGTGCGTCGGCACCGCTGTGTGTGGGTTCGTGGCAACCATGGGCGGTAGTGAACCACTGACTATGACCGATGTCAAGAAGATTCTTGGCTTCCATTCTGAGTACCACGACAAGTGATGCTGCAGCTATGGCTATTGAATGAGCGTTCAGTTATGGTGGACTCATGGCAGGCGAGGCACTCAAAGCATTCCGCGACAAAGCGGGTATGACGCAGCAGCAGCTTGCTGACCACCTGGAGATGCACTACACCTCGGTGTCGGGCTGGGAGCAGGGTCGCACTCGACCGACCCGACGCACTGTCCTGTTGCTAGAGCAAGCGCTCGGCCTTGATGGTGAGCTGCTTCGTGAGTACGCCTATGCGGGCG